GTCCAGCGTTAAAAGCCTCAATCAATTCACGCCATGCGTGATGGCCTCGCGCCGCACCGTATCGGTTGCGAAGCCACGTTTCGGCATCAACCACCGGCTCCTGCTCCTGCTCCTGCTGCTCCAGCGCCTTGCGGAGGGCTATTTCCGCCCGGTCCGCCGAGTCAGATGCTCGCGTGTAGATGGAGTCACCCGGAGCATGCAAAGCGTCAAGGGCTTTGACGCAGCCTTCCAACGCCTCCAGCGCCTGCCGGGCGGCGGTTCTCAGGTCAGTCATGCCTCCTCCTTCAAGTAAGCATTCAGACGCTTGATCTTCGCCTCGTAATACCTCACGAGGCCATCGGCATATTCCCTACTGCTCTGCGCCGACAGAAGGCCGCGCTTGGCGTCCTCCAGTTCGCGGGCGGCGAGGACCAGGGCGGCGGGTGGCGTGAACCACCCTCGGACGATTTCCCACGCTCTCATGCTCTGATCGCCTGACTGTGGCGGCACCTGGCCGCGTATTCCCAGACGCTGGCGGCCTGGATGATCTCCGGGTTCTCGGCCTGCACGCGGCAGGTCGTCCACTTCGCCCATCGGTTGCAGGCGCTGGGCTTCACGAATCCGATCACGCGCAGGTTCGACAGGTACGTGCGTGCCGAGGCCATCTGAACGCCGAGTTCGACGGCCAACTGCTGCGCGGTGCAGGGCTCCAGGCGCTTGACTGCCTCGAGGGCGTCGAGCATGCGGGGGGTTACGTGCGTGGCGTTCATGCTGCGGCCCACGTGAAAATCCACCAAGCCAAGCCGGTGCCGATGGCGATGGCCAGGGCGATGTCGGCCAACGGGCGGCGTTGCGGGCGGTGCTCGCGGGTGTACGGGTGGCGGTCATGCATGGCGGTTCCCTTCGTATCGGGTACGCATCTCGTTGAATTCATCGGCCACGCTGCGGGCGGACTGCTCGGTGCGGCAGTCGGCCACTACGGTCATGGCATCGACGCCTGCGATCTGGCGCACGACGAGCCAGCGCTCGCCTACCTTGCGCACGCTGTACGGCCCCGATTGGGGCTCGGTGGTGATGTCAGATCGGATCATCGCTGGCATCCACGGTGGCGTTTTCGCGGATCTGCTGGGCGCGTTGCTTTGCGGCGTCTGTGGCCTCGGCGCGCACATCGGGGTCCAGCGTGCGGATGGCGGGGCGCAGCGCGTTAAGTTCCTCCACCGTCTGCGCGGCGTCGATCTGGCGCATCACCTGTGCGAAGTCCGCGACCTCGACCACCGGCCCCATGTCGCGCGGTGCGGCAGGCTGCGTGGCCTGCGGCGGGGCCATGTCCTCGACTTCCTCTGGCGTGTAGGTGCCCACCACCACGCCCGGAAAAACCGTGCGGATGCCTTCGCTAATGCAGCGTGCGCGGAGCATCTGGCGCGGGTAGGACTTCCATGTCGGGTTCTTGGTCAACCCTGCGGCGGTCGCCATCTCCACCGTCCAGGCCACCTCGACGCTGCCGCCCTGCGGGTGGGTGAACGTGCCCGATACGCGGCGCTCGGTGTATTCGCCCCAGCGCACGCTGCCGCCTGCGGTCTGGAACCGGGCCAGCATGGCGTCAGCCTTCAGCGTGGGACGGCCGTTGATGACATGGTAGTCGCGGGCCGCGATGGCGGGGTGCAGACCCTCGGCCTGCGCGATGAGCATGAGGGCCATCGCTTGGTCGGCGGTCTTGACGCCGAACAGGCCCGACTTGGCGACGGCCAGGGCCATGCGTTCTACTTGGTCGACGGGGACGAGAGCAGTCATATGTGTGGCTCCGGTGGTGGGTGACTAGAAAGAGGTCTTCGCCTGCAGCTTCTGCACGATGGCATCGACTTCGCCGAGGAACGTGATGATCTCGCGTTCCAGGCCAGCGATGTATTCGGGATTACGCTGAATCCGCTGGACGTACAGCTGCAGGTCGTCGGGCATGCGCGGGTCAAACGACACGAAATCGCACCACTCGCGGCCCGTCAGCCACATCTGGCCTTGAACCTGTGCTTGATGCTCCTCTGGCATACCGTTCAGCCAGGTCTCGAGATGCACGGCGCTGTTGTAGGGGCACTTGATCTCGATGAGGCCATCGGACGCCGAGCCGGTGGCGGGGCTGCGCTCGGTGACGAGCCCGTCCGGGCTGCAGCCCACGGCCAGCGTCGGGTGCTGCACGAACCCGACCGTCTCGATGCTGACGAGGTGCGCCTCGTTGTACGCCTGCAGCGCGAAGGGCTCCTGATCGGTGCCCCATTGCATCGCCATCGTCTTGGCGACCGGCGCGGGCTGGCCGGTCAGTCGTTCGATGACCTGTTGCCAGAGATACGTCGTGCGGGCGGCAGTGGGGAGGCCCTTCTGCGTCTTGGCAAGAACGTGCTTCATCTGGGAGGCCGTTACCTTGCCCACGCGGGCCTGCAGCCATTCGTCGGTGCGTTGCTCAAGGGTGGTGGTGTCGGTGGTCATGCAAACCTCCTGCGGAATTCAGCGGTTTGTGCGTCCCTCGCTGCGTCCCACGCTGCGTCCCACGCTGCGACCCTCGCTGCGTCCCACGCTGCGTCCCTCGCTGCGTCCCACGCTGCGGCCCACGCTGCGGCCCTCGCTGCGTCCCACGCTGCGACCCTCGCTGCGTCCCACGCTGCGGCCCTCGCTGCGTCCCACGCTGCGACCCTCGCTGCGTCCCTCGCTGCGTCCCACGCTGCGTCCCACGCTGCGTCCCACGCTGCGACCCTCGCTGCGGTCAGCTCTTCGCCTGTAGCCTCGCCTTCAGCGTACCACTCGGCCACATCCAGCGCAGCCAGCAAGCGTGGGTCCGTCATCAAGTGCTGCACTTGTCGGGCGCACCACACGGCGTACAGCCGCGCCTCTCGGTCGATGCCGTCGCAAGCGCGCAGGCACCATAGCGCGTCGTCCAGACCGTTGCTGTCAAGAATCGTGACCAACGCCAGCGGCTCATCGTCTGGCTGCGTTTTGCCCAGGTGGCGCAGCAGCTTGGCCCAGCCGTCGGCGCACGGGCCGTGCTTTCGGATTCTGTTGAGGGTGGTGTAAGTGGTCATGCGGCCTCCTGGGCAATGAACGGACCCTCGGGCGGCGTCTCGATGGTCACGCCGGATCGCATGTCGGAGAACAGCGTCAGGAGGAATCTATGCCCCTTGTCGTCCAAGATTTCGATGGTGCGCACGAAATACTCTCTGCCATCGAGGCGTTCTTCGCGCACGGCGCTGGCCTTGATGGCAGAGACGTTGTGAATGCTGATTCTGGTGGTCATGCTGGGTTACTCCTCGTCGTAGGTGGGATTCGCAGCTTCGTACAGCTCCGCGCTGCGTTCTGTGATCTCGTCCGCGCGGGCTGCCTGGAAACGATCCCGCAGGAACATCCGCGCAAATGTCGCTTGCCTGTCAGTTCCGGTCATGATGCAGGCCAGCAGCACGGCTACGGGCGCGTCCTGCAGCTGGGCGTCGGAGATCAGGTGCGTTTCGACCGGCTTGCTGCTGGCGTCGTCGTTGCAGACGTTGCCCAGCCAATCCACCACGGCGGCGGCGGTGGAGGCCAGCTGCTCGGCGGCGATTTCGTCGGCTTCCCACTGGGCGAGGCCTTCGTAGTCGTTGCGCGGGTCGTTGGCGTCGATGACGTAGGCGGGCCACGTGGCGCTGTCGCCGGGGCCGAGGGTGGTGTAGTGCATGTGGGCTCCTGTTGCGTGTCGGGGTGACACTGGCCTGCCGCTGGGGCAGGCCGCTGACACCGCAGCGGGGTGGTTTAGAACTGGCCGGCCACCGCCCTGAAGGCGCGCACAGCGTTGTCGCGGTACTGACGGATGCGAGCGTTGTGCAGGCGGCGAAGATGAGCGATGGCATCTTCGTAGTAACGATGGACACGCAGCACCTTGCCCTTGCTGTTGACGACGGAAAAGCTGCGTCCGGTTTCGTTCGTGGTTTCAATCAGGTCATACATTCTGCGTCTCCGGGTTGCGTGTTGCGATGGACCGAACTATAAACGATCCGTTTATCCCGTCAACCCCTATCCCGACAGAATCGCAGGGATTTATGCGACTCTCCGCGCCGACCCCTTCACATCCGTATCCACGCCGTGTTACAGTCCCACCCCATGACGATATCACCCCCACTGGCTCACAGCGTGAGCCACCACGCACTGCACCCCGACTCCGAGATCATCGACAACCTCGGCGGCCCGACTGCTCTGGCGCGCAGGCTCGGCTACGGCTCGGGCGGCCCGCAGCGGGTGGCGAACTGGAGGAGGCGGGGCATCCCGGCGCTGGTGAAACTGCAGCACGCTGGGGTGTTTCTGACGGTGGCGTTCGTCGGTTCGCGCTGAC